AATTATTAGTGCAATAATACCATCAACCTTGGCGGATTTGTCAGCTTCGTTTTTACGCACTTTGATATTTCCGTTTACGTCCTCATAAACCTCGCAATTTCCTAGCTGCCAACCTACAAACGGGTTGCTATCGTGCTTAATCTGATAATTCATAATCAGTTTTTCTACATATTTTGACGGATTGCTTAATGTAGCCATTCCCTGACCAACCTTTTTTACGGGTATTCCGTCATCGTGCAATCTAGCGACAAGTGATGCCGCATTGTAAGCATCGTAACCAACCTCTTTAACATCGTACAGGCTACATTGCTGTTTGATGTATTCGCTAATTTCACGGTCATCCATCACATTGCCTTCGGTCAGCTTTAATATGCCCGACTTGATAGCCACCCTAAATATGTCCATGTAATGCTTGGGCACATGGTTTAAGCCTTCCTCGGGCAAAAAGAATTGCCATTGCGCTTCATAGTCCAACTCGCCAAATCGTTTTAACGTACAAACGGCATTCAAGTCGCGGGTAGCGGCTAAGTCGAAACCGATAAAAACGGCTTCGGGCTGTCTTTCTTTATCGGCAATGTGCGCTTTGTTATCGTCCCAATAAGCACGGTCAACCCATGCGCTGTTGGCAGATACAAAAATGTTTAGCGTCTTACAAAGAAACTCGTTCAATGCCGCGGGCTTGAATTTGGCTTCTTCTGCTCGTTGTGCGATAGCGTCCTCAAAAACAGAAATACCGTGCATTGGGTTAGCTTTAGCCCAAACAATAGGGTCACGCCAATCGTCTTGCGGATCAAGCCCATATAGCAAACCAAACCATCTAGGGTTGTCTGTAGCTTCACCGTTAAGCATAGCTTGAAACATTGCCATATCTTCATAAAACTTTGTTTCTTTAGTAAACGATGCCGTTGTAATGTAGATGCGTAGCGGGTTTTGCCTAGCAACCATACCGGAGTGAAGCACCTCAATACTGTTGCGATCAACAATCTGCGCGGCTTCGTCAATAATTACGCAACTTGGGTTTTTACCGTCACCTGTTTTTTTAGTGTCGCGGCTCAAGGCTTTAAACATACTTTGACTGTCACCAACTTTTTTAATTTCGTATTTGGATTGGTTAAACAGTTTGGCAAACGTGGGAGGCATATTATCAATAAAACCTTTTGCCGCATCGAACACTATGGTTGCCTGTTCGCGGTTAGTAGCCAATGTAAAGACTTCCGCTCCCGTTTCTCCGCAAGCAAGCTCATAGAGGGCAATAACGGCTGTTAAGGTAGACTTTCCTGCCTTCCGAGGAATATATAAGATTACGTCCGACACCATCCGCTTGTTTCGGTCTTTCTTATTTCTAAAACCATAGACAGCAACAATAAGAAATATTTGAAACGGCTCAAGGACAATAGGTTGCCCGGCTTGATGCCCTTTGGTGTGACGTAATTGAGCGGCAAAATCCAGTACGTGTTGCGGGAAATCCTCATCGAACACCCATTGCCATTCGCCGTTTTCGTATTGATTGAGAAACCGTTGGCAAGACAATCGAACGTCTCTACATACGTTGATATTGCCTTTTGCTACTTCCTTGGCGTAGACAACTCCATCCTGCCAATTCATCCTTTTGGACCACGCAGGAATTTAGCAACGTCATCATCTTCAGAGGGCTTGCTAAGACTTAATCTGCCCCTTGGGGTTAACCCTAGCTCGTTCATTAACTGAATAATTAACGTAGTAGTTTTGTTACGCACTAGCAAAAACGGGTTTGCGCCAATATTCGCGCCGTTATTAAACTTAGTAACAATGCCGCCTTTTTTAATTCCGATACTGCATTGAACGTAAGTCTCAACGTGGTCTGCAAGCATGGCTAGGGCTAGTTTGTCTTGATCGTTTCCAATCCCGTAAACCTCATATAAAAATTCTGAAGTTTCGCTAATGAATTGATCTTTATTAAAAGTCTCCGGTCTGTCCAACCATTCGGCTTTCGGGATTCGTTTTTTAATTGACGCGGGAATAACCGCAAGGTTTTGCGTAGACCTTCCCCGCGGTTTAGTCCCGTCAATTAAGTGAAGCTCTGGTGGTTTTTTGTTCATGGGGGAAAGTTTAAGTGCCCTACCCCCCTTTTGTCAAATTACTACGCGGGAGATTCTACCCCGCGCTTGCTCTTTCGTTAGCTAATTTTTTTTAAGTTTCTATCCGATTAGCCACCACTACACGATATTCGGATAGATTGTAGTCACGTACACCGTAGTGTTTAAATATGCCTCGTTGTTCTAGTTGCGTCTTAGAGCTATGACAAGACTGACAAAGGCTTTGATAGATGTTGTGTATGAAAGCGTGTTCCCCTATCTGCATCCAAGGGAATACGTGGTCAACGTGTTGAGCGGGAGTGATGATGTTGTTTGACTTACATCCTGCGCATATAGGATGCTTACTTAATTGTATTTGTCTAAATACTTTCCATTGCTTGGAGTTGTATTTGTCTGCAGTCTCTTTGCGCCGTTCATCGTTACGTTTGTAATGCTGCTTGTCCCTTCCGCCGTGAGACAAGCAATAACTACTAAAGTTTGTTTTAGGGTTTGGACAGCTTAATGCGGCACACTTAGGGTTTGTAGGTATTGTTGGCATTACTCTAAGAATCTAAGCTTGTAGATAGTCTTATCAATCAATGCCGCCATCTCATCTAGGATATTACATAATTCACTATCTTGAGGCAAAGATGATCTAGCGTTTAGCATATAGTCATTCAGGCTAATCATGTACTCAAGCGGCTTTGTAGGTCGCTCATATGTAGCGGGATAGTTATCAATGATGCCATATTTCCCTTGATAAGCCTCTACATAATCGTCAATAAGCCCGTCTATATTCTCGTAATAGCCTTGTAACGCTTTGTGTTCGGCATATGAGCGCGTCTGCAAATGTAGAATATGAGCGTTTGTTTGGCTATGTAATAAGCACAATACAAATTCTTGAATAGAGTACGTCATCAAAGCCTCTCTAATTGGCTTGTAATAGGGGTTTGCCATAATAATCCTTTATTTAACGTCCCAATAATTATTAAATGCTTTCAACGGATAAAACACTAAACTATTGCGATAGCCGCCTGATTTAATCGGTCTAATAGGTGTTACACCGTGCACGTTGCGCCATGCCGGATAGACTAGCATTGAATTGTCGCTACTGTCTACGGTTGCGTTGTAGTCTGGTACGGTTGTATTGCCGCCTTTAGCGTGGCTTTTCTTAGCAATAATGACGTTTACGCAGCCCTCTAAATTGCCCGCGTCTCTATGGAAAGGTGCGGGTATATTGAAATTGCTAATTGACGATGTAAACAAACGTCCAAATCTAAATTGAGGTGGCACTTTTTCGTTAATGATTGCAAATTGCTTTTCAAAAATCTCAGGCGTAATTTCGTTAATTAAATCTTCTGCTTCGCGGCAAGATAAAAGCATGGCTTTAATGAATGTTTGAGCCGATTTAACGTGGTGAACGCTTGAAATTGCAGGGTAAGGTCTTTTCATGTGAGGCTTCGGAGGGCATGAGCCAATTATTGTGCTGTATTGATTCACCTCTGCCTCTTTATCCCGCATTCCGCTTGACCTACGCATAACAGACTTTGGTACTCTATCGCTCAATAACTCTGCGTTTGCTATGTTTACATAGTCCTTGAGCCTTCCTTCAATTTCTTTTATATAAAAACCTACGGGTTTACCCTCAAACATAAAAAGCGTGTCTTCAGTTACGTTTGGCTCAATATCGCCGCAAATATCGCCTATTTTGACGCTGTGCTGTACCTGTACTAGCTCAATTGTTTTCATTTTGCTTCCTTTAAGTATTTTTGAGCGTAATTAGTGCGCCTAAAGTCATAAAGCACAGACCAATCTACGCCAACAGGCACGTTTTTTTTCATGGCTTCAATTTCAACTCTCATACGCTCTATGTAATACCCAACAAATCGTTTGCCTAGCTTAACCTTTTTGTAAGCGCACAGGGTTGTCTCGATGTTAAACAAGCTTTTATGACGTATGTTCATGGCGGTTATTGTTTCGTTTATTGCGTTTAGCCCGTTTTCTAGGTCTATGTAGTCTTTTTGTGTAAGCTGTTTGTCCTCAAAGTGACTAAACAAATCTTTTCTGTCTATAGCAAGGGCTAACCCGTTGCGGCAACTTTCCGCTTCTTTGAGGCTTAAATTGTTAGGACTCATCTTGCTTTCGGTCAATACGTCCACTAACTCAAGGTAAATAAACATAGTAAATCTACCAAAATAGTGAATATTGCTTAATCGTTTGTAAGCGTTGATGTAATTGCTTGTTTTATTGTCGGTACAAAAATCGCCAAAATATGCTTCTTGATTGCTTCCAACAATAGACTTATATGAGCGAAAACAATTAACAAATTCGTTGTTGCTTCGCACTCTTGCGCGGTCAGTTTGGAATATAAGCCGCTGTTTATTGCTATTCCACCACCTAGATAGCCTATTAACATCTACGTTGTTGTAATCAGGAAACTCGTTGTAAATGTAAAAAACTGTTGGAGCGCAGTAGCAAGTCGCAAACAAAAAGGCAAGCCAATAACGCTGTTCTGTGTTTAGCTCGTATCGCTCTGCTAGGTAGCTTAAACAGTCGTTTTGCGGGTCAATGTCTTTGGCGATGCTGCTTGCTTGATGAAATGACAAATACTCTTTTAAGCTGTCCATTCGTAAACCTTGTACGGGGCAAGCGGTTCAGCGTTCAATAAGCATCGTTTAAGTATGTCTGCCGTTGATCCTATGAAAGCAGCTCCGTGTCGATTTGCAACATAGCCGGGTCTTGAATCGTTGCGAAAGAAAGCAATTCTTTGTTTGTTTAGCATCAAGCCGCTGTAAGTAACAGACGATTTAAGCAAAGCCATCTTATCTTGCGTCTGCAACATTATTTCGCCATCGTTTTCGGTTGCCATTTTGATTTGATAAGCAACTTCCATTTCGGCTTTTGTTCGCATGTCGATTACGCCGTTGAATACAAGCCTTTCATCGCCATAAGCAATAGGCTGATTGTTGTCCATGTCTTTGTAATCGCCGCTTGTGCTATACCTACAATGACCAATCAGCATCGTTGGACGGTCTATTTTGTCTAGCAACGCTTTCAGCGAATTGCTTTTGTATTCATTTAGCTTACCGTTTTGAATAGCCGAAAACCCGTAAGCGTGCATACCTCTGATTTTTGACTCTATAAACAGTTTTTTTAATGTGTTTATAGATTGCGTATTAGGCTCAGAGCAAACAAACCCTATGATTGCGCACATATAGCCCTCAATTCGGCATGAACTTGCTCTACGCTTGCGTTATTGTCTACAACGTGAAGCCTGAATTGGTATCTTTTTTTAAATTCGGGCAATTTTTTGATAAATGAGTAGTGCGTTTTAAATTTTGTGGGATTGTATTCTTTTGCCCCCCTCGCCAAAGTGCGCTGCTTTACTACGTCCGGCATTGAATAAAGCACAATAAGCCGCAAATCTGTTGCTCTAGATAGCTTTTCAATTGTCGGCTCTGTTTGAAAAATACATCCGTGTATTACCATATCGGATGTGCTTTGTCGCACCAAAGTCATCAATTCCCTGACACTACCAACCGCGTCCAAACCGGATTTGCCGCCAAGATAGTTGTAATGCGGGTAAACGGTCTCAAGTAAATTAGCTTGAGTAGTTTTGCCGCAACCGTGATAGCCGATTATGTAAAAGCACTTCATGACTCAAGGTGTTTACGCTTTTCTTCACGCAAATGATTGACAAGCATCATACCAACGTAAGCGTGTTGATCTCTCCACCACTTTACTAGCTCGGTTGCTTCTTCATAATGCTCTAATTCAAATTCAATCTGAATTGCTTTTCTTACGCCTTTTTCCATGTCGGCAAGTTGATCGTCAATTTTTTCATCGTCTAGCAACGAATAATCAACGTCAACCGATTTAAGTTCAGACGGATCAAAGCCCAATATATCAATATTGAAATCTACTTCTTTAAGGTTTTCTATTTCAAGCATAAGCAACTGTTCGTCCCAACTACTGTTGAGACCAAGCTTATTGTCGGCAATGATGAGGGCTTTGCGCTGATGCTCAGTAAGGTGAGCAAGCTCAATGACGGGAATCTTGTCCATTTCAAGTTTTCTAGCCGCCATTAAACGTCCGTGACCCGCAATAATGCCGTTGTCACCGTCTACCAGTATGGGGTTAGTCCAGCCAAATTCCTTAATGCTTGCGGCAATCTGCGCTATTTGTTCGTCAGAATGTTTGCGGCTGTTGTTTACATAGGGAATCAACGATTCAACCTTGCGCTGCTCTATTTTCATGTTCTATCCTATTAAGTGTGCTTATGATTATTGTACATTTACCGCCAGATTTAATCACGCCTCTTACTATTTGAATATCATCAAATTGGCTGTCATCGTTAAATACACCAGCGTCCTGTAAGCTATCAAGCAAACTTTTTAGCCGATTATCTAAATCAATGGCTCTCCTATCCCTTGGGTATATCTTAATTATTGCCGCCAATCTATCATCGCTAAAGCTAGGGATTTGGTTAACCGTTACATATTCCTGCACCAGTAGCTTGTAATCCCTGCCGCCCTTAGATAGCACCGTGCGCCCTCGAAAGTTGCGCCAATAGGTGTTAACGCTAGGCGGTAAGGGTAGCTCCATAGTGACTAGCATTTGAGGAAGCCACGCTCAAATAACTCGCCAATGGTTTTGCGGTGTGCCAATTCCCAAAGTTCAACACGCATTGTTC